TCCCTCACCGCAGGGACTTTGATCAGTTCGCCGTCAACAGCCTCGCCACTGTCGAGCATCTGACCCTCAATCAGAATACGACACTTGTTCGGGTAAGCATTGAGAGAGGGATCGAAACAGATTCGGATAGCACCGGATCGTAGACTGTCGATTGACATGAATCAGTCTCCTATGAGTAAGAAGGTTACTTAGGCAGCGGGTTTCGGAGGTGACCAGGGAACCGTTTCCGATTTCTCGCCGCCTTCGACTTCAAGGTCTTTCCAGTGGTGAACTAACCTCTTGATGTACGGGGTATCCGGGACAGGAATAAACTTATCCTGAGGGATAATCTTTCCCTCAAAGAAAGTCTTACGCCCGGGGCGAGTGCGAACGTAAATCATAGCCATTAGATGTCTCCTAGGTTGGGCATGGTTCAGGACATGGATCAGGATCGACGCACTCCGGAACACAGCATTCTGTGGCAGGAGCACAGATATTTATTCGAATAGGACTAATCAACATATCCGGAGGCTCTTCCCGACAAGTTGCCCAGTTGATAACAGCTAGGAAACTAAATGTCAAAGTCACAGCAAGATGATCCGCTTCCGTAGTTAATGCCCGATAAGCAATTCGAGCATTCCTGGGGGCTGTCCAAGTTATCAAATGAGTCAAAAGTTTATCACGAATCGCTTCATAATTGTAATAGCTCCAGAATGGCGCGTCACTACCGTTAGCTCGCTTATACATCTCTGGAGGCAACCAGAACTCAATCACGATATGATCTGTGACCTCGAATTGACTTTGACGAGACTTTGAACTCTGCTCACCAACGCTACGAGCGAAAGCAACTACACACAGAGGCAGCGTCGGAATGTTTTCTTTGGTCACTGCACTCTCAGCAACCGCCATCGCACGACCACCTAGCTCAGGAAACCATTCTGCGATCGCCGCAGCTAGAGCTGGCAGAAGACGAGTCTCGACTTTAGGCGTGATAGCATCCATTAAATCTTACCACCAACACCGCGAGACCAACCCACCCACTTATCGGCGCGCTTCTTAGCTGCTGCCATACCTTCTTGCAAAGCATTGTCGGACATCTTACGACGTGCCATTCTTCTTGTACCAGTTCGAAGATATCCTGAATATGGCATATGACTTCCAATCAGAACCATAGTATCAGTTACTTGCGTCGCAATCGAGCCTCTAAGTCTGCCACTTCTGACCGCAGGATACTGACCAGACGTAGAAGCAGGAGGATAGCTTCCCATCTTCTTGAAGGCTTTGGTTGCTTCTTCAGCCACAACCTTGAGCCAGCGGCGAAATGCGGCTTGATCTTTCTTTGCTTCAAAAGGCGCCCATGCTTTAAAATCAATTTCAATCATAAGATCACCGATGTGCGATCGGGCTTAAGGTCACTGTCTACTGGCATAGCTCTATCACTGCTTTCGATCAAATGGCAGTCGAGCATTACTATACCAGGTGGCTCATCAACAAAACCCAATACCTTATACCAACGAGGCGGGCTCTTGAAAAATTCTTCATAAATCCAAGCCGCCGAAGTATAGTCAATACCCAATCCAGCGCGAACTCGAATTCGATGCGTTGCTCGAGTTGCTAACTCTTTAAGCGTGAAACCATCCACAGACAAAAACGAAGATTGATGTATCTGGTGATTAATTCTTGCTCTTGTCCAGACAACAGCCTCTCTACGCAGATCCATTCTATCTGAAGATACCACAACGTCCTTCATCGTACAGATAGCGATACGATGTTTCAAATCTCTGGTCTTAGTAACAGCAAGAGCCATTAGACTGCCTCAGAATCGAATTGACGCCAAGACTCCAATGCTCCACAGATCAATGCGATATTATTAGTGCCAATGAGCGCGCCGCCGCGTGCAGAAAGAGTGTTCCGCATCGCCATAACTTCATCACCGGGGTGTTCAACAACCCAACTAATAAATTGAAGAATCCCAAGAAGTATTCCTGGAGGAACTTTTTCAGCACAAGAAAATCCAGAACGGTACATAATCTTAAGACCGTTTGTCGCTGTTGAACAAGGATTGCAGCAATTACTCATATCTGGACTATAAAAGAAACGAGCAGGAAGTTTCACTTTACGAGTATTCGGAGTAATGTCGATCTTCTCTGGATTCTGACCGTTTCCATAAATATAAATTATTCCATCGCTTGAAGGATACTTGAGTCTAACGACAACATACTCGCGACCCAATTTAGGCTTTGAAATATCGAGGACTTCACTCAACACCTTTTGTTTACTAAGACTCAAACCGCTATAGAATTCAGCAGCCTCAACGGCTGCCCTTCTATAGAACCTCAATTGTTCATCAGTAACAGCAGGAATATCGTCCGTCTTTGTATGCTGACGGATAAGCTCGATACTGAGATACGAATCCCAATCAAGAGCAGATTCTTCGCCCTCTTTCAAAGAGTCGACAAAGACCGGAGCCGGAGTAAGAGTATAAGCCGAGCTGGTGATCATCAGCAGTTGACCATCCTGATATCGAAACAGTCTGCCCGATTGAAGCAAGAGCACTCGCAATCGATGGCATATTGCATCACAGTCAGCCGCCACACTTCGCACATATCCGCAGCGGGGGATGCCCTCACTGCGAAGGATGCAAGATACTGACGCTCATTTGTGTTGATTGTAGCCTGATCGACGTAAACATGTGGTGTTGGTTTCATCGCCGCCATATCGGTGCCGACCGCGATCCCAACTTCGAACACCGTGGTATGGGTGCCATCCGACACCGACGCAAAGAAACGATCCTCGCCCTTGAAGTTCGGGATCACGGTGTACTCGAAAGTCCCGTCCTCATTGACGACGAGCTTACCGTACTGAGGTCCATGAAACGGCAATGCCTTGAACGTAAGCGGGGCATCACTCTCCGGATCGATGATGTTGTCTTTCAGGTCGCCTTCGAGCGGAGGACCAACGGTTGTGAGCACTGCCATCGAGTATCGGGACAGCGCCTCAATCGGACCCGGCGGCAGATTGCCGATAGTCTGCTCAGGACAGGTTTTCTTCTGCTCGAGCGCAAACTGAGGGAGGCAATGCAATCGTCCAATGGGTACCGCCCACGGAGCATAATTGATTGTCACCTTGACAGAGGTTCCCGGTTTCACACCAACAACTTCACAACAGCATGTGTTACAAGCATCGGTGCTGAAGTGATCGACAGTGTACATCTTCATAACGAGTACCTCTGAATAATGAGAATGACCTGGGAGGGGTTCTTCTCCCAGGTCAAGTCTACACTTACGGTCCGGCAGGAGCGACGCAAGTGTAGCAAGGCGGAGCAGCAAGAGCTGTCGAACTACCTGGCCCACAAGGCGGGCGACAAGCAACCTTGATCATGTTGGTCTCCTCATTTACCACCGTCAGGTTTCAACCAAGATGGCGTCGGCGGAGGCGGTGGAGGTTCCTCCGTTGATACAGATTCTGTCGTCTCAGCAACAGCAGGGGCCGAACCCTGGGGAATGGGGGCAGCATAGCCCGCTCGCAGTAAGTAGTCAGCGACCGAGGTATCGAGTTCAACTTCCATCGTATCAAGTTCCCAAGAAATACGAATGATGTCTGCCTGAAATGACGGTCGATACTCAAACCATTGGATCTCTTTGTTTCGCCCACTGGTGCGAAGCATACGAACTTTCAAAGTTTCACTCTCTGCGGCCATTCTGTCAATCTCCTTTTAAAACGACCCAGAGGGGACGTAGTTGTCATATAAAGTTCGATATCGATCCTAGCAGGCTTGTCACTAAGACTGTCGACTTCTTGAACAATAACAATCTGGCCTTTAATATCAGATGTGAAACTGATCTTATGAATAGGCCTTGCCTCGACTAATCTCATACTTAATGGAGAAAGCATAGTCGGGAAACCATTTATAGGAATTGTATCTGCTCCAAGAACATAAGGGGAAAACTGATCACAGCCTTTCTGCTTTGCCCAGACATATAACCGAGCAAGACCGACATTGAAAGGGAGTGCAGCACGAACGACTACTTCATCGCCCGGCTGCACTCTAATTGCTCTACTTGCGACTTTTCTCACCTGGGTCCGCTCAGAACCACAACAGCAGTGATCCTTCCGGTGTCACCACTAACTGCAAACAATCGGATGAAGGCATCAGGCCTGCAGGGCAGAGTAGCCGTGCAGAATGTTCCCTTCTTGGTGCCGACAGGAAATTTGATCTGCGATTTTGCAGCGCCAACTTGCCCAGGCATTGCACAGATCATAACTTCCGGAATGTCATTAGCGTTCGCGATGTCCCCGACGCAGGGGTCTGAAGCAAGAGGAGGCATCGAGCGGACTTCGAAGACCGCCTCCACAGCGATATCAGAATCAACAAGGAAGGAGAAAGAGAAGTTATTGTGTTGTCTGATATCTACAGCAGGGTTGACTGGAGCAGCAAGGCCGCTCCAGGCAATAGCACCGTTATGCTGCGATGCAGTGTTCAGATTCATGGTATCTCCTTAGCGCGGGCCACCCAAGATCGCCACAGCGATGACTGTGGCCGCTCCGGTGCCAACCAACTGAATAAAAGCATCAGGTCGACAGGGAAGAGCTCCAGTACAGATCGCGCCTTTCTTGGTGCCGCTCGGGATCACAAAACCTGTGGTCGGTTTTGCGATTGCACCATATCCGACGCAGGTCAGTGTCTCCGGAACATCGACAAATGCACCGGGGACACACGGATCTGCATCGCTCGGAGGCGCCGCCTGCACCTTGAAAGAAGCGTCAGCAGCAAGATCTGCTGTCGTCTCGAAGGTGAAAGCGAAGTTGTTGTGTTGACGAATATCGATCGGACGGGCTGCCGTACCGGTCCACGCCAGAAGACCATTGTTCTGAGTGGCAACATTGATGTTCATATGAGTCTCCTCAAGTTGAGTTGATCGTCGGATGGAATCAGCCAACGCTGAGGATGCGAGCGGCCGGGCAGCAGGCGGTGAAGCCACCGTCTTCGGCGCCGAACACATACTTGACGCACCAAGCAGTGGACTGACCTTCCCACTGCTCCATCCAGAGCGAACGCTTGTTGACCATGTAGTACGCCTGTTTCCAGGAACCAGCGGCCACAAGGAAGTCGCCAGCGGTGAAGGGCGCGCCTTCGGAACCCTTTGTCAGCCCGGCAGTCGGATCAGGCAAACAGTTGGAGATCCGGATGTTCTCCCGGACGTCGTTCGGGGAGTAGGTCATCAGACCGTCGCCGAAGATGAAGCGGCCGGTGTTGTCAACCTGTGCAGCCAGATACGCGAACATGTTCTGGTGCATGACAGCCGTTACTGGTCCGTACTCCACCGGAGATGAAGCATAGAACAGACGGAAGTCCACATGGTTGAACTTCGCCGGAGTCGACGTGCCGATTTTGGTGAAGCAGTTGGCATTCAACCAACCGAGCGGCTGATTGACACCATCACCGACCATCAGCGCACGGTTGCGATTGATCCGGTAAGACCGAGCTGCTGCACGGAACATGAAGTCCAGAAGCGGATAGTTCGCCTCCTGCAACACCTTACGCTGGAAACAGAACACGCCGCGGAAGTCCGATACGGCGCCGGACTTGAACATGATGTTGCCTTCGGGGCCGTATTCGGCGTCGCACTTGGCGTCGCAGTCGTATTTGCCGATAGCGCCGTAGTCCATGACCTGCGGATACATGAACTGCGACTTACCGACTGTCACGGAACCGTAGAGATCGAGCAATTCCGCACATTCGATGATGCAGTCCACTTCGATACCCAGCAGCTCGGGCGAGAAGAAGGCGCTGTCCAAAGAAGACAGATCGAATGCCTTGCGCTCGATGTCCGTAAGGGTGCGAATCACCTTCTGCTTGGACTCAATGCCGACCTGCATCATCTTCCGAACGGCCGAACGATAAGCCGATGCGTCGATCAGATTGTTCATATCGGGCTTGAAGTCGTCAAGCGCACCGCCCTTGAAGATATGGGCACGTTTCTGGCACTCAATGCCGGCCTTTTTGTCGGATTCGACGAGATCAGTGCCGCCCTTAAGAATCGGAGCGTCGATCTCCTTCTTCAC